CCCACTTAATTTGAAAGACATAAAAGTTGATAATTCATTACCATCTGTAGAAACAAGTTCAGATAGATGGATTTCTGAGGATGGGGATAGTTATTATTACGATATTAATGAAAACAAAATTTAATACATTATATTTATTGGTATGGCAAATGGAATAAAATATGGAATTAATTTTCCATTTAGAGACTCTAAAGAAGGGAATTACTTAAGTTTATCAACAACAACTGATGAAGAGGTTAGGACTGATTTGATACATTTACTTTTAACTCGTAAAGGTACTAGATATTTCCTACCTGATTTTGGAACAAGATTGTATGAATATATTTTTGAACCTATGGATGGTCCTACTTTTTCACAATTAGAAAACGAAATCAGAGAATCAGTCAGAACATATATACCTAATTTACAAATAACTAAAATAAGTGTTTACGATGCATCAACAGAAGAATCCTCGGAAAATGTTACCGTAATAACGGGAGATGAGAGAGTTTATAGAGTACCTGGTATTGGAACTAAAGAGCATACAGCTAAAGTAAAGATAGATTATAAAGTAATCTCATCTACATTTGAGAGTTCGGATTTCGTGATTATCAATTTATAAGATTATGGCAAAAAAAATATCATATACAGTAAGAGATTTTCAGTCGATAAGGACTGAACTAATAAATTTCGTAAAAACATACTACCCTGAATTATTAACAAATGTTAATGATGCCTCAGTTTTCTCAGTTCTTTTGGATTTGAACGCCGCGGTGTCTGACAACTTGCAGTTTCAAATAGACAGAAGTATACAAGAAACCGTTTTGCAATACGCACAACAGAGGTCATCCCTTTTTAATATTGCTAGAACATATGGTTTGAAAATTCCTGGACAACGTCCATCTGTTGCATTAGTTGATTTTACAATAGTTGTACCTGCACTTGGAGATAGTGAGGATATAAGGTATTGTGGTATTTTGAGACGAGGTGCTCAAGTTTTAGGTGCGGGTCAAACGTTTGAGACGGTATATGATATTGATTTTACATCACCAAATAACAACGAGGGTTTTCCAAACAGAACAAAAATACCTAATTTCGATTCTAATGGTAATATATTAAATTACAATATAACAAAACGTGAAACTGTTGTTAATGGTGTAACTAGAGTTTTTAAAAAAGTTATAACACCAAATGATGTTAGACCATTCTATGAATTGTTTTTACCCGAAAAAAATGTATTAGGTGTCACGTCAGTGCTTCTTAAAGATGGAACTCAGTATGCCGGAACACCCTCAAATTCAGAATTTATAAGTTTACAAAATCGTTGGTATGAAGTTGATGCACTTATTGAAGATAAAATTTTTGTAGAGGACCCGACTAAAGTTTCGGACCAACCTGGAATCAAAGTCGGTAAATATATTTCAACACCAAATAGATTCATCACAGAGTTTACACCAGAAAGTTTCTTCAAAATGACATTTGGTGGTGGTAATCAATCATCTGATGAGCAACTTAGAGATTTCGCAGCTAATGGATTTCAGTTGAATCTCGCAAAATATTCAAATAATTTAGCGTTAGGGAATGCACTTACTCCAAATTCAACATTATTTGTTCAATATAGAGTTGGAGGAGGGGTATCAAGTAATTTAGGTGTTAATGTGATAAATCAAATTGCTAATGTGGATTTTGCGGTTAATGGACCTTCACAACAACAAAATACGTCGACTATAAATTCATTGAAATGTAACAACCCAACCGCAGCTATAGGCGGTTCTAATATACCAACTATTGAGGAGGTAAGAAATTATGTTACATATAATTTTTCTGCACAAAAAAGAGCGGTCACAATTAACGATTATCAATCACTTATAAGAATGATGCCGTCACAGTATGGAGCTCCGGCCAAGGTGGCGATAACAGAACAGGAAAATAAAATAAAAATACAATGTCTTTCATTTGACGCTGCCGGCAAATTAACAAATAATATTTCAAACACATTGAAAAATAATATAGCCAATTATTTGTCTAATTACAGAATGATTAATGATTACATTAGTGTTGAAAGTGCATCTGTAATTGATTTGAGTTTCGATATTTCGGTTATACTCGATTCAAGTCAGAATCAAGGTTCGGTAGTTACAGAAATAATAAATTCTGTGACAAATTATTTGTCACCTAGCAATTTAGAAATGGGTGAAAATATATACATATCAGAAATAAGAAAAGATATTCAATTATTGAATGGTGTGATTAGTGTTGCGTCCATAGATGTAATAAACGAGGTCGGAGGTCAATACTCATCATCTGAAACTTCTCAAAGTTATTCCAATCCTGAAACTAGACAAATAGGGTTGATAGATGAAACTATATTCGCGGAACCATCACAAATTTATCAAATAAGATTCCCGAATAAAGATATTAGAGTTAGAGTTAGAAACCAATCTACCACCAATTTAAGTTAATCAATTTATTTTGTCTGTTTGTAAACTATTTTTGAAAATAGAATATAAACTATTTATTCAAAAACCATTTAATGTCTAAAAATGTAAGAATAAGAACCAAAGTCGGGGTTGACAAGTCAGTTGATTTAAGTTTAGAACAAGATTTTGAGTTTCTTGAAATATTATCACTCAAATTATCACAACAAGAAGTTTATACTCGACAGTGTGCGGACTATGGAGTCGTTGTTGGTCGTGTATCTGTAAATGATGGTTTCGGAGTACCAAACTCAAAAGTTTCAATATTCATACCACTCGAAAATGCCGATGAAACAAATCCTGTAATTTCTTCAATATATCCTTACAAAACTGTTAACGATATAAATGAAGATGGTTATAGATATAATTTATTACCTTACAAACCTTCATACCCTGGTCACTCAGCAACTGGTTCATTTCCTGACTTAGAGGATGTTTTGACTAATCCTACCGCGATTGAAATATATGATAAGTATTATAAATTTACTGTAACTACAAATGATAGTGGTGACTTCATGATTTTTGGAGTACCAACAGGGACTTATGAAATTTTGATGAATGTTGACTTATCGGACATAGGACCTTTTTCACAAGCGCCACAAGACCTAATAAGATTAGGTATCGCAACCGAAAGTCAGGTAAACGGTACTAAATTTAGAGCGTCTGAAAATTTAGGAACACTACCTCAAATTATTTTTTTGACAAAAACAACAACAATATTACCTCTATGGGGTGACCCCGAATTATGTCAAATTTCCATCACAAGAACAGATTTTGATTTGACCGCTGAGGCGAATATAGAAATCAAACCAACCGCAATTTTTATGGGGTCTATTTTTTCTGATACCGACAAAGGCGCGATTAAGAAAAAGTGCAAACCACCTTTGAGAGCAGGTGCGATGTGTTCTTTGACTTCAGGTCCGGGTCAAATTCTTGCCTTAAGACAAACTATAAGGGAAGATATCTATGGTAGACCACTATTGGAGGAGTATGAACTTGAAAATAATGGTATTGTTATCGATGAAAGTGGTACTTGGTTAGTCGATGTCCCGATGAACCTTGATTATATTGTCACAAACGAATTCGGAGAACAAGTATTCTCAACAGATGAGAAAAAAGGAATACCAACAAGAGGTAAATATAGGTTCAAAATCAAATGGGTTCAAAATCCAGATTTGAGTTCACCTGTAAGACGTGCAAATTTTTTAGTCCCTAATATTTCAGAATATGGATGGACAAATTCGGGTAGCGACCCGTTGTTAGAACCATATAATTCTGATAGATATCAAAGATTTAAAGCCTCTTACGCTTTCAGTATCAATTGGGATGATTATGGTGTGACAGGCGACACTCAGGGTGAACAGATGATACAAGAAGCTATCGACTGTAAGGATAGATTCTATGATATGACCTATAACAAAGTCTATACGATATCGCAACTCATAACAAGGTATACAAACGGAACACTCAATAGAAGGTTTTCGGCTATCAAAAATATCACCGATGACGAATGTGAAGGCTCATTTAATAAATTCCCAACAAATGATGCTCAGTTCAAACCTGATTTATTGTTTATTGCATTTTCGATATTAGTAATATTTTTTAGTATAATACTTAAAATAATAGTAAAAATCTTTCACGTTCTCTGTGCAATTGCGACTTTCTTCATTAATTTTAGATTAAAAGTTGGTAAATTATTTGACAGAAAACCTTTTGAAAATAATCAGGCTCTAAAATCTGTTCTAGAAAGATTCAGTTCCGTTAATATACCTTTATATACTTTCCCCGATTGTGAACTTTGTTCTTGTAAAACTGAGGAAACAAATGTGTCTAGTGGTATCGTCGGAGGAGAACTTTTTGGACAATCGCAATTTGTTAATTCGAGTGTGCTGGCGGATGTCATTGACAGTGGGGCGTACGAAGTAAATATTGGGGACGAAAGTAATGACTTCTCAACCGCTTGCGTTCCCCAAATGTCAGGATACAGACCAACTAATACATCATTTCAAATTGCATACGGGTCAACATTCCCAATTCTTTTCAGGTATTTGTTTTTTGTAAATGGAGACCCGGTTAATACCTTGCTTGGATTTGGTTCCTTTAATCTCCCTGTTCCCGAAATGATAAATCTATTCAACTACAAAGGAAAATTTTTTGGTACAGGATTGGGTATAATAGATAACCTGAATAATTTGAGTGTTGAATCTCCTTTGAATTTGACAAACTCTATAGGAAATAATTTCTTGAATGGCGGTGGCGTTACACAAATCAAAGTAACCTTTAATACGGATAGTAATGCACCAAACTCAAATCCTGATTTCATTTACAATAGTAATCAAAAACTAATACCTAACCCTAGTTCACCTCTAACAAATTGGAACGAAAATACTAACAAGTACCATTATGATAATATAATGGTATTACTTACGGAAGATATTTATCAGACAGGTACTTTATTATCGTTTACTAACCCATTTTCATACCAAGACCCAAATTTAAGTGGTAATACTTTGAACCAATACGGAACACCGTCAATTGAAGGTGAAAATAGATACTCAACATCACAAGTAACTTATATAAGTCATACAAACCCTATGACAGGTGAAAGACTTAGAACAAGATATTTGATAAAGGGAGAGCCAATCGATGAAAATAGATTCTTAAGATTTCCTACAAACATGGAATACTTTCAAGTTGTTACCTCTATGACGTACTCAAATTTTGCTCAGTTGTTTGGTAATGACCCTGGAATGAATATAACAAATATTTGGAATCGGGTAATGAGAGTCGATGAATATAATTTTGTTCAATCCGTTTTTAGTAAAGTTGATTTTAATGGAGGTACTTTTTCGCCGGCTTCATTTTATGCAAGTCCATTTAAATCATATGTTGATAGAGGTAGTGTGGTAGTTACACTACTTATGAGAGGCGTGGACCCACATTCGATAAAACAAAAAACAAAAGTCGGGTTAGGTAGATTCTTTTCATTTCAAAATCATTGGGATGTTTCAGTTACAGCTGATTTAAGAATGAATATACCATTACAACCAAATGATGGTTTGGATTTTGGGGTGGCGTCAACACCTACTTCACAACAATTAGCGATTCAAAATGCTCAAAGGTGTGCAAGACATAATAATTTGACAAGTCTTACAAATGAAGATAGTACTTACGATGTTGCATATTCCAAAAATAGATTATTTTTTAAATCTTATCGATTTAAACCTTCCGCGACTCAATGGACATCATATGTTAATAAAAGTGTAAATGATTATATATCAACTAATGAGGATGATATTGGGACTAACCTACTGGCAGGTTGGACATTACCGCCAGTCATTAATCCTGGAGCTTTACAAGGTAACTCACTCACTAATCATACTTTCAATGGAAATAGTAGTGTAGGTGGTGGAATGAGAATTGGCTCATCAAATAGATTTTGTTATTCACCAACAGACAATAGTTTTATTACAAGCAACAATGTGTATCAATTTATGATGAAATATCAAATAGGTGAGTTAGTTGAAGGAGGACCAATACAATGTTTGGGAGGAACTAGTCAACCACCTAATTGGAATGGGTCAGGATTTCCAATTATTTCGGCTTTCAATTTGTACTATTGGAATATACCTAAGTATTTTTCACGAAAATATACAAACGCAGATACACAAATGTCTAATAACGAAAGAATCGTTATGAGAAGTGATAGAATGCCAACCTCAGACCAATGGCAACAAATTGGACCTAACGCCTTGGCGGGAATGCAAAATAGTAAATTCCAAGTCTACGAAGTTCCTGATGAGGGCGTAGTCTCAACGGGAGGTACATTCCCACAACAGACATTTGTAATAAACGATGTTGAACCTGTTGAAGATGTTCCGAATAAAATATCTCAGATTTTGGAAACCTTTTCCTGCGGTTCTTTAGTCCCTGTTAATTGTTATGCTAATGATTTTCCCGACAGTATAACTGTTGCGCCGACCGGAGTTTGCACCTATCAAACATTTATCAGCAATGATGGTAATGCGTTTAACGAAAAATTCTTCATCGAAGGGTCATGTTATTCTCTTGTTAGACCGCCGTTCAATCAGAGGCA